GGCGCTGCAGTACGCTGGTACACATCACAACGAAAAGGACACTTACTCCACGTCTCTAAAGCGTTCGAAAACACCCGCTTTGCAAATGCCCTTATCGTTGTGAAAAAGGGCGGTTAAACAAAACTTTCTGAGTAACCGCCAACACAGCAATTCCGTACTCTTAAAACGCTGGCCCACGAACTACGCTATCAACATCACACGGCACACTCACAACACCTGTATCACCACAGCAGATCACATCGGCATCCGGGAACAGGTACAGAAACGTAATCAGGTCCCCGAGCGTTGTGTTTGCCATGTTCTTAATCATTTTCACAGTACAGCCCCCACGCCACTCAAACTTGCTTAGCGAATCATCCCGTTCTTCTTACGCCTCGGGCGGCTACTTCGTGGGCGTCCTGCCTGTTCGCTGCTGATGGGTTCATTATTGCCGGAAGTGATAAACCAGTCAACACCGCCAGAGATATTATATTTCTGGCGGTGTTTATGTTGTTGATTGAACTGATATTAAAAAATTTTTGAACGATAAATAATCAATGTGGGAGTGTGCTAATGTGGTTTTTGGGTGTTTTCTGAGCAGGGGCTTTATGACTAAGCAATCAGATGAGCTCTATGACGAGATGTGCAGGGTTGTCGGTGATGTAGTTTTCACACTTCACGATTAAGGGATTAAGGGATTAAGGGATTAAGTCGAAGCAGATATTGATAGCGGATGCACTCAGAACGGCGCTGGCATCGAAGAACCCTGAGCGGCCAGAGTTACTGATTAAAGCAATGGAAGCTGCGGCAAATGTGTTGGATAGCTAGACATAAAAAACCCGGCGCAATGGCCGGGCTTCTTAGACAAAAATAACGTCGAGCTTTTATTCAGCGACTGAAACGCTTTTACCAGTCCATGGGATAGGCATATAACCAAGTTCGGTGTTTTTGAAAATATTGTCAGATGCGATTTTTGTAGCAATCTGGTTGAAATTTTCGAAAAACCAAAGATTTTGATTTACATCTTCTTCAGACATGACCTTCTCGTTAAGATCTCTATATGTAGTCTCAATCAAGAATTCTGCTTCAAATGCCGGTTCGACATCAGGATCGTCAGCATCAACTCCTTCAGCATGGCCAACCATGCTAACGTCGAAAGTCATTACTATTTGCTGAGGGCTATCTTCTTCCGCTTCAACGAAATCAACGTCTGGCTCTGAAAATGAGACGTTAAAGGTGCCCTGCTCAGTTAGTTCATTTACCTGAAATTTCGAGGATTTGACTGTAAAACCCTCAAAGCCAATATTTTTAAGCATCATGCTTTCCTCCCCATGAACGTTCTTGAGGTGTACTAGACACAGCACTCCATCTTGTACCGGTTCTTACATGCGAGCTGAAAGGTAATGCCATGGTCTTATCATCTGATTTCCTGTCAAAATGAAAATGATACTCGTTTTTATTTCTGAGTTTTTCATGTACTGCGTCTTTGACAAATTCGTTGAGATTCATACCTTGTGACTTAGCTTTCAAGAACGCCTGCTTGTGCAAATCTTCGCCAATGCGAACATTAAAAGTACCGCTCATCGTTTTATCGGGTTCTTTTCCAATGGCTGCGCAGGTTTCCAAATAATCATCGACAGCAGCTTCAAACTCAGCTTTCAAACTCGCCAGATCATTAGCCTCATAAGTAACCAGATCGTTAATGCACTCGATTTTTCCACACATGCTTAGCTCTTCAACGGAAAAATCAATGCTACCGAAAAAGCCCTTATATTTGAATAATTTATTCATAGCTGTCCAACTCATCTAATAAAGCTTTAGCCTGCTCTAAGGCATATGTTTTCACGATACTTCCTGGGTGTGGGCTATGTAAGCTCACCAATCGCTTATCAGCATTGACGAACTTACGTCTAGACCCTGAGCCTTTAAGGAGTATAAATCCGTACTGCCCCATGAGTGTTACCAGCTCATCCCACGTGAAATCCTTTGGTAAGGTATCTAGTCGCTTTCGAAGCTTATCCTTTTTTGACATCAGAGATATCCTTGAAAACAGTCTAGCAACTAAATTCCAGTTGCAAGATGATAAAGTATAAATTACCGGCAAGCAAATATTTATCTTATGGAAAAACAAAGGTTTATTTTGTGTCAACACAATAAGATAAATACTACTCACTGATAGAAAACAAGACTAATCAGATACATTTATCGGATAATACACGTGAAACTTTAGCGGAATTACTGTTTTAGGTTATCTGACAAATCACTTGCCCGCGAACTTAACTAAGCACGGTTATATCCTAATTCGCTGCTTAAGCTCGCGTTGATGCTTACGATAATCCTCGGCACATTCAGCTAAGCAAAAAGCACCATCAGCTACAACGGCCCCGGCTTTGCAACATGTGTAATTACTATTATGACTGGTTAAACGTGCTTTTCATGCGGACAGTTAAACGGCAAGATGAGCTTCCTCACTTTCCTGTGCCAGCTCTACGTCATCCAAAATCTTTCTCCAAAATTACCCGAAAGTTTCTTCTGGCCATTGAGCCTTAACAACCTTGCCGATAATGCGGCAACTATGATCACAGTCCAGAATTCTGTAGGAAGGATTGAGAGGGACCAGATAGCTTACCCCTGCATCCTTCTCATACTTTTTGAATGTAACTTCTGAGTCAGCGTTTGCAGATGCCACACAGAAGTCACCTGTCTCAACCGGTTCTGCCGGGTCGATAAGAATCAGCATACCTTCCGGGAAGCTTGGACGAACGCCCTGAGGCGCGGTCATTGAGTGGCCTTTGACTTCAAGCCAGAATGCTTTATCGCTGGCTTTCTTCGTTGTAGGGACCCATGCCTTAGCGTCTCTGGAAGTAAAACTACCTACCTCAGAAAAATCACCAGCCTGGACATAAGTGAACAGGGGGTATTCATAGTGATTCGACCTAATGCTTTCTTCGCCTATCGACTGATACATGTCAGCGATCTCAGCAGCAATTTTAGGACTGAACTCGCCAACACTGACCTTCAAAAATCTGGCTAATGCTGAAGCATTGCTGGGATTTAAAGCGTTTACGCCATTCAGCAAAGATGCCACAGCTGATTGACCTACGCCCAAGGCGTCCGCCACTGACTCTTGGGAAATTCCCAATTCAGCTTTTTTGCGCTCATAGATTGATTTCAGTCTCTGCGCGTCTTCGATTTGCTCGTTAGTGAGCGGCTTTTTCTTTGCATTCATACGTGAAATTTATCACCGCACGGGATAAATAACTAACACCGCCCGTGTTGACTATTTTACCTCTGGCGGTGATAATTAAGCCTGTCCATTAGGAGATGATTATGAGCCAGAGAATAAAACTCAAAGATTATGTAGAGCAGTTTGGCCAGACAAAGGCAGCAACCGATTTAGGCGTTTACCAGAGCGCGATTTTTAAAGCGATTTCACTCAAGCGTGACATCACCGTGATTCTCCATGAAGACGGGACGATTTCAGCGGAAGAAGTTAAGCCGTTCCCTGCAAATCGTAAGTGTGATCACAAGTCTATATCGACCGCTTTCTAATTTTAACCACAGGCGAGAGGGTTCAACCGTGGATCAGAAGCACTGGCAAGTAGAAAAGCAACCAGCCTGGCTGGTGGCAGCAATTAAAAAGACTATTTCATGTCTTCCCGGTGGGTATGCAGAAGCCGCTGAATGGCTGGGTGTTACAGAGGATGCGCTGTTCAACCGCCTGCGAACTAATGGCGATCAGATTTTCCCAATGGGCTGGGCAATGGTCCTGCAGCAGGCAAGCGGCACTAAACATATTGCGAATGCGGTCTCCCGCCAGTCAAACAGCGTTAACGTCCCGCTGGTGGACATTGAGGATGTTGATAACGCGGATATCAATCAGCGACTGATGGAGTCAGTTGAGTGGATTGGCAAGCACTCTGCCTTCATTCGCAAAGCAACAGCTGACGGTGTGATTGATGCGGCGGAGCGCGAGCAGATCGAAGAGAACAGCTATCAGGTAATGGCTAAGTGGCAGGAGCATCTGACGCTGCTTTATCGCGTGTTTTGCCCGCCAGAAAAGGTGAACGCCGCAGGATTGCAGCCCGCGGCGTTCGATGCGACTAAATCAACGTGTGTGGAGAACTAATCGCGTGATCAATTTAACCAGATTATCAGGCTTACCGCAATTCCGTTGCCTGCCTTCAGCTGGTGGCCGCTTCAGCAGTGAGCCGCTGCGGTATGTGCTTAATGTACCCGGCGTTAGCGAAGAAGTTAACCACAGCTTTGTTAGTTGGGCTGTGGGTGATGCCAGTCAGCGAATGAAGGGAGTCAAATGCGAGAACTTGACAGAATCTTCCTCGATAAACGCGGAATCCCTGTGCGGGTCATTAGATGGGAGCCAGAGAACGACCGTGTTATCTACCTGCGTGACAACTATGAACATGGCGAGTGCTTCAGCTCTCTCGAACGGTTCAAGCTGTACTTCAGGGAGGTCAGTTTAAGTCATGAGCCTACTTCTGAAAGTTAAGCCATTGGTTATCAGCCCGATGCTCGCTCTGCGTATTGGCATTAACGAGGCCATTGTGCTGCAGCAGATTTGTTACTGGCTGGAGGACACTTCATCTGGCATCGAATATGACGGCAGGCGCTGGGTTTATAACAGCATAAATGCCTGGAATGAGCAGTTTCCATGGTGGACCGCGAAGACGATACAAAGAACGGTTTCGTCATTGAAAAAGATGGGTCTGATTTATGTTGAGCAGCTTAAAAAAAGTCAGCACGACCAGACTAATTATTACGCAATTAACTATGCGAACCCTTTACTGGCCGATACGGACAATTTGTCCCTATCGAGAGAGACAATTTGTCCCAATCGAAAAGGTCAATCTGTCCCTATGGATAAGGACAAGTTGTCCCAATCCATCGGGTCAAATTGTCCCAATGTTACAGAGAATACAACAGAGATTACTACAGAGATTACAACAACCCCTTCTTGTCAGGTTGCGGGGCAACCCGACCACGCTCCTGATGCAAATCAGGCTGCTTTCAGGGTGCTGGAACATCTGAACCGCGCAGCTGGCATGCGCTTTCAGAAATCGAAATCCTCACTGGCACCAATTCACGGTCGCCTGGCTGAAGATTTCACTGCTGACGAGCTGATCCTCACTGTGGACTACTCAATCGCGAAGTGGGCTGAAGACCCAAAAATGTGCGAATACGTCCGCCCAGAAACAATTTTCCGGCCAGGCAAGTTCCCCGGTTATCTGAGTTCCGCGCAGAAGTGGGATAAAGCGGGGCGGCCTAAGTGCATCAACGGTAAGTGGCAGCGTGATGTGATGGCTATCTCATCAATGGATTATGAAATTCCTGACGGCTTTCGCGGCGCATAAGGGGATAGAGCGATGATTAACCACGAATCAAAAATTCTTGAACTGATAACCCGAAATGGTCCGCTTAAGGTGCGCCAGCTCTGCAAGCTCACTGGCCTGCATGAAACCTCCGTGAGGCACTTTATCAAACCGTTGTTTGCTAAAGGGCTGCTTAAACGGGCAAGCGACTGGAGTTATTCAATCAACACCGGCCCGTTACCGGTTGAGAGCGAGAAATTCAGTCACAAGGCGAAGCTGGCCGCCGAACTGGAGAGCAAGGGGTTCTGGCTACGTGCAGCTCAGGTATGGCGCGAGGCGATGCTGGTGGCGAAGTTCGACGCGTCACGCAACGAAGCCAAAGAGAACTGCGACCGCTGCGCTGTAAGGGGTTCACTCAACTGTGGCAGCTACGGCGGCCTTGATACAGGCCGTATCGGTGAAAGCTTCCTGAGTGAGGTTCGCCAATGAAAGCGCACCTGAAGAGCCACTACGAGCGTAATGAGATTTTCTACCGTGCCATCCGAACAGCAGCCGTGATGATTACCGCCCTGATTATTATCCTGACATTGGAGTTGACCACAGCATGAGTACTTTAGCGCGCATTTACGACGATAAGAAAAATAGCGACACCGATATCACTACCCGCAAAACCTACCTGCTGGGCGTTGATGAGCTGTATGTCGAAACTAATTACAACATCCGTGATATCGATCAGACCCATATCGAGGAATTCCGGGACGCCTTTATCGCTGGTGAACATGTGCCTCCGCTCGCTGTTAAGGTAACGGAAAAGGGCATTAAGATCATCGACGGCCACCATCGCTTCTACGGTGCGAAGCTGGCACAGGAAGCAGGCTATACGCTGCGCCTTGAGTGTAAGGACTTCGTGGGCAGTGAAGCTGACAGCGTTGCTTTCATGGTCACCAGCAGTCAGGGCCGTGCCCTGTTGCCGCTTGAACGTGCAGCAGCCTATCAGCGCCTTGTGAATCAGGGATTGGAACCAGCTGAGATTGCCGCCAAGGTAAAGCGTTCGATCACTGATGTAGAGCAGCACCTCCAGCTGCTGACCATTGGCGAGCCGCTGATTGAAATGGTGAAGTCTGGCGAAGTGGCAGCGACCACAGCAGTAGCTCTGCAGCGTGAGCACGGCGTAAAAGCATCATCGGTAGCGCAGGAGCAGATGCAGAAGGCGAAAGCAGCAGGCAAGAAGAAGCTGACCAAAACTGATGCTATGCCGCAATTCAGCGCCGCTCAGGCACGCAAGCTGGCAGAACTGATTGCCCGACACTGCGAGGCAGAATTGCATGAGGACGCACAGGTAATCCTGGATTTTGCTACGGACCTGCAGGCGGCTGAGCTGATGGATATCATACTGATGGCCAAAGAACACTACGGCGTCGTGCAATCACTCAGTGAAAAACCGGCACCGGCTGAACCAGAGAAGGAAGCGGGTGATGACCTGCCACTGCTGAAACACGAAATCCTTGAGCAAAGCGGCGTTGAAGCGTGGGCGTGCGTTGTCGCTGCGTTCAAGATGAAAGCTGAGTACACCTACAGCGAATCCAAGTGGGCGCATACATGGGCGGCAGACTCCGTTGAGAACCCAAACTGTGTGACCGTGCCAGCAGAGACGATTGCCAGCGCCGTTCGTCTCATCAAGCAGCACCAGGACGATCTTGAACTGAAGCTGTGGGTTTCCGAGCAGTATGATGATCCCGAACTGGCGATTGAGCAGATGCAGCGATTCTCAGCGGTGATGATCGAAGTTCGCCAGGACAGGGCATGCACGGTTCAGGAGTTTATCGAGCTGGTTGAGCAGACCGACCGTGATTGCTGGTCAAATATCCGCATGCTGCGTCAGGCAGTCCGTGAGGTGGCTGGTCAGATGACAATTCCCGGCATTGGGGAGGATGCAGCATGAGTTACGGATATCAGCCGGTGAAGCCTGTAGCAAGATATCGGGTAGTTATGGACGGCAAAGGAAAGCTGATAGTGCAGGAACGCCAACCTCTATGGTTGAGGCTTTTTTTGGGGCTTTACTACCCCGTGAGCCAGCCACTTAAAGACCTGGTCGCCTGTGATGAATTTGTGGCGCGGAAAAAGCTTGAGGAGGCGGGTAAGACAAATGCCGGGTTAGTGGTTAAGGAGTATCAATGAAATTAATACTCCCATTCCCGCCAAGTGTGAACACGTACTGGCGTAACACCAGAAAGGGAGTATTGATCAGCGCCTCCGGGCGCTGTTTCCGCTCCAACGCTTTAGCGTGCGTCATGGAACAGTTAAAGCGTCGTCCCGCACCGATTACAGTGAACGTAGAGGTAAACGTGCTGCTGTTCCCGCCAGACAAGCGCCAGCGTGATCTTGATAACTACCTCAAAGCATTATTCGACAGCCTGACGCATGCCGGGATATGGGGTGATGACAGTCAAATAAAGCGATTTTCGGTTGAGTGGGGCGCAACGATGAAGAAAGGCAAAGCTGAAGTAACGATCACGCCTTTTGAAGTGGTGGCCGCATGAGAGCGTTACTCACACCAGAGGTGGCACCGCGCACAGGTATTGTCCTGCTTAAGCCCGGTCCTGAGCTATTGAGACTCTTTCAGGGCCGTGTTGTGATCAGCACACCAACACTGGATATGGCAGACCTCCCATCAGGACGACTGAATGACGGCACACAGCCGTTACTTGATGAGTCATCGCTGATTCCCTTCTTCAGTCATGATCGCGTGATAAAAGCCGCTGGTGGGCCAAATGCGCTGGCATCCTTCGTCCAGTCTTTCAACTGCTGCCAGTGGGAGCCGGAGAAATTGGATGTTTGGCATCACCATGAATTTACTGTGTCAGAAACTGAAAACGGCCTGGTGTCTCTTTGCTACAGCCACGATAATGAGTTCAGGGAAAATGGTGTTCCTGGCAAGGTTGATAGCATCGCAAAGGGTAACACCGCGCTGTGGATAATCAGGGCCGCATGTAACCAGATGGCATTAGCAGGTGACCATCAGCTGACCCTGCCGGAACTATGCTGGTGGGCGACCCTGAATGATGTTATTGACCTGATACCAGAGGCACCGGCACGGCGCGTTCTGCGCATGCCGAAAGAAATCATCCAGAGCGGCGAACTGAAAGAGGCCCGCATTGTTCCTGTGCGACCGGCGCGGGAGGTTATTCAGGATGCAGCGCAGATCGTCAAAAAGATAATCAGCCTCAATGCCGATCCTGAATCACCAGAATCATTCATGAAGCGCCCCAAGCGTAAGCGCTGGGAGAGTGAGAAATACACACGGTGGGTTAAGTCGCAGAGCTGCTCATGTTGCGGCAGGCAGGCTGATGACCCTCATCACATCATCGGACATGGACAAGGAGGAATGGGAACAAAGGCCCATGATTTATTCGTGATACCGCTTTGCAGGGCGCATCACGACGAGTTACACCGTGACCAAAAACTTTTTGAGTCGAATTATGGCAGTCAGGTTGAGCTGCTATTCAGGTTCCTGGATTTCGCGATTGCAGTCGGCGTTATCGGGACAGATAAAAAATAAAGTGTGTGGAGAGGATTAAATATGCGTGACATGTCACAGGTATTAGAGCGCTGGGCGGGCTGGGCGAAATCGGACAGTAGCGGCGTGGATTACTCATCAATAGCGGCAGGCTTTAAAGGCTTATTGTCACAGGATTCAAAATTAACGCTCACCTGCAGCGATAATGACGGATTAATCATTGAGGGATGTCTGGCACGGCTTAAAGAAAAGCGCCCGGATGAGCATGCGATCATCGTGCTGCATTACTTTTTTAATATCTCAAAGCGCACCCTGGCAAAGCAGGCCAAGCGGGATGAGAAGATAGTTAGAATTGAAATACAGATGGCTGAGGGATTCATTGAGGGCTGCCTGGCGATGCTTGATGTTCGGCTGGATATGGATGCCGAACTGACACCGAAAAAAATATTGAAAAAACCTCTCACGCGGTCCGCATTTTCCTTAGTAATCTGATAAGGTCGATTACCAAGCAGTGCAGCTTATCTGCTAAAAGTCAGTTCCAAATGTGGATGTCAAAGCGCCTCGGGCCTCACCAGCCTGGAGGCGTTTTTTATTGGCCGCATAACCTTGAGGGGATTTTTTTAATCATCTCCTGCAAGGTGTAAATAATTAACCCTGTTGCCGACGGGCAAGGCTATTACCGCTTTCGCGTCAGGGTTCCTACACAAAGAGGTCGCCACAGAGCGGCCTTTTTTCGTTTTTGCGCACACCAATCAGTCTCCACACACACTTTTGACACCGCGGTGTTGCGCATCTTTCTTATGACTACTGACAGCACCTGCCAATTAACGGAGGTGAGGATGAAACGCATGCCGGATAAAGACGTTGGGTTCTGGGCAAGCCTGATCGCCTGGCTTTATGCCCACAAAAACGAAACCGGCTATGCGGGTCTTGCCGGAGTCATGGCGATTCTAAGAGCCACATACGTTGGTAAAGACGCATGGTCACGCCGCCTGCTTGATGCTGCGATGTGCAGCGTCTTCGCCTTCTTCCTGCAACCAAGCCTGCAGGTGATTGGTTCGGCGTTCAACTGGCACTTTAGTGAGGACATTACGCGGGTTGCTGCGGTGTTCCTTGGCTTCCTCGGTGTGGATTACATATCAACAAGGATTCGCCGCCAGATAGATAAGCGATTGGGAGACAGGAATGCTGACAGCCAGTAGTTTTCAGCTCGCGACCGGCGTGAGTAATGCGCTGCGTGATGCATGGTTTCCTCATATAGCGGCAAGCCTCTCTGCGTTCCATATAAGTACGCCATTGCGGCAGGCCCACTTTCTGGCGCAAACAGGCCATGAATCAGCCGGGTTCCTGAAGGTGGAAGAGGGATTGAATTACCGTTATGGCGTTCTGCTTGCCATGTTTGGTAAGCGAATCACGCAGGCCGAAGCAATGAAGTATGGCCGGGTGGATGGTGGGCCTAATGCGCAACCTGCCAACCAGCAAATGATCGCCAGCATCATTTACGCAAACCGTAATGGCAATGGTGATGTTGCTTCAGGCGATGGGTATCGCTATCGCGGTCGTGGCCTGATTCAGATTACCGGCAAAGCCAACTATGCAGCACTGGTGAAACAGCTTGGCGCTGATGTGGTGGCTAATCCTGATTTGTTGCTGGGCTACCGCTTTGCTGCGATGTCTGCGGCGGCATGGTGGAAGAATCACGGACTAAACGAGCTGGCAGATTCTGATGATGTTACCCGCATCACCAGAATCATTAACGGTGGCACCAATGGTCTGGACGACCGGAAATCCCGCTTATCAAAATCTAAGGGGATTCTATGTTCAACGTAATCGGCTTTATCCGAAACAATTCAGGCCTGGTCA